ATACCAAGGAGCAGGAGGAGGAGCAGCAGCAGCCGCATTCAATCCAGGTACGGCAGTGCCTGTACTTAATCCAGGTACGGCAGTGCCTGTACTTAATCCAGGTACGGCAGTGCCTGTACTTAATCCAGGTACGGCAGTGCCTGTACTTAATCCAGGTACGGCAGTACCTGTGCTTAATCCACCAGCGCCAGCCGCCCCAAGCTCAGCGGTAGCACCAGCAGCAGCGGGAGACAGAAGCCCTCCGGCAGCACCCATACCAGCGCCCATCAATGCGCCTTCAAGTGGATTCTTCTTGTTGGTGAGCAGCCCAATGCCGCCACCGATTAACATGGGTACCATGAGTGGGAACATTATTTCCCTCCTTGTGGCTGCGCAAATTGGTTTTCGCCGTATTGCCGTCTAAATAGCCTTAACCTATCGGCCCTGCTTAACACTTGAGCTTGTGGAGCCACTTGTGGCGTCAATCCCGACTGCTGCGAAAACGGAACATACGGCTGAACTGGGTTGCTCTCCATTTGCTGTTGCAGCAATCCAGCCTGCCTTGCAACGCCTGGTTTTGCGCCATACTGGTTGAAGTTAATCATTTTCCACCTCCACTTTGGCTAGACTGCGTAGTAGAGGAGCTTCCAAGATTTGACCCGAATACACCTGACATAGCGCCAAGCTGTTTATAAGGGAGATTTTGCTGATCCTGATACTGCTGATAGTTAAAATCGCGCTGCTGCTGATTTTGATCCTGCATTACATCGCCAGCTTTCATTAATTGAGCTGCATCGGTATAGGCTTGGTTCCCAAACTGTTGAGCCATTCCAATGCCCTGCATCTGTCTTGCACGGTCAGCGTCGTAGGCACCACCATACATACTGGTTGCAATGTCGCCCATCGACTTCTGCAAATCCTGCTGTGAATTGCGGGCCACTTGTTCAACCCCACTGTTTCCAAATGAACCAGAATTAACGCCCATTCCGGTTAGTTGCGGCGCAACCGAGTTAGAGTAATTGCGTACCAGTGAGCCTTGCGCCTGATTGACCATCGCATCCAGATAGGGATTTGTATTTCCACCAGCAATAGTCTGGTTAAGTGCACCCTCTGCATTGTCAATAGTCTGCGAACCGCCAAGAGCGCGGTCAACAGTTGTCCCTAGCCCAAGGTATTGTGTCGGGTTAAGGTTTTCATATCGCTGCTGTGTATATGGCTGGAATCCCTGATTGCTAAGATTTATGGCTTTGCTCGTATAAGCCGATGCAAGCGGCTTAAGTTCATCAGGAATTGATTGAGTTGTTGTTGAAGTTCCACCTCCACCGCTTCCGCCACCGCCGTTCAACCTGCGGCGTCCGTCAGGTGAATATCCGCTATGCTTGCTGAACATAATTAAATCTCCACTTCAAGTATTCTGTAAACAGGCTTGAATCCGCAAAGCCCTGTGTATAACTTTTCCTGTGCCGGTTTTGCTGCACAGCGTATGACTGAACATCCAAGCAGTTCAGCCATCTTCTTCAATTCAGTAAAGAACATCTCGAAGTGTGCATTATGCGCCACAAGGTTAGTTATGTGAAGAACGCGCATATTTGGTAGAAGATCAACGCGAAACACGCCCCATCCAACCGTTCTATCTTCACTGTCCATCCTAACCAACTGCCTTTCACCACGCCCAAGTAGCATCTTGAGTTGATCGCCAGTACATTCACTTTCACATGCTTCGACAAGACATGAAGCCCCATCGCGCCAAGCGAAGTCGATGTGCTGTGCTGGTACTTGGATGAGTTGCATTGATCGCATTAGTTTCCAGTTAAAAATCGTTTTTGCACAAATGTTCCAGGGGTTCCCGATGCCACACAAAGCCATCCTTCAATAACGTATTTATTTGGAGTCGTGCCAAGCTCTGTCGGGGCGCTATTGGTAACAAAGTCACCCTGCTGATAAGTCCCTGTAGTTGGGATAGACGACTGTGCAGTGTATCGCGCCGCGATACGCCCCTCGCTAAGTTGATTAACCTGCGTGTCAACATTACGCAATACTTGCGTCAAGATAGGATCACCGACAATTCGAGGTGTAGTTGATAGCTTCATCGCGTTCCAACCGTCTTGAATTTTGCCTTCATGCCAGTTACGGTCACTGGACCGGTAAAACTGATTTTAGCCTTGTGCCACCTTGCAGACTTGAGCATATCGAACTTGCCATCGTTGAGCGTTCCAGACGGCCCTGAAAGCATGCTTCCACCGCTCTGCATGGTGCTGAATGATTGAGCTGTCGCAGTTGTTGGTTGTGTCTCATAACGCAACCTGATCTGCTGAAGCAGCGTCACGGCGTCGTCATCTCCGACATCACCTGTCGTCATTGAACTGCTAGTAGAGTTGCCCATCAAGCTTTGCAACTGGTTCGACGTATCAAACACAGACATTGATCTCCCACCAGATAGCCAGTATTGCGAATCGAACGGAATGTTAGGAAGTCCATTTATTGTCGATGACAACGCATCCAGTCCATTGATTGTTATGCTTGAAGCCGTATATTCCAGTGCCACCTGAATTGCTCTATTTGCCCTGCCCCATCGCTTTGATGTGACGTGATAGACAAGCGCAGAATCAAGAGTGCTTGAATTGGTGGATGGATAAAATACCCAGACAAGGTTTGTCAGTTTGTCGTAGGTGCAAATAATTTTGTATTTGTAACTCGGGGCGCAGTTACTAGCGAACCACTGCCGCAACACGCCGTCAGCCAAAGGCGTTGGGCGCGTGCCGTCAAACAGCCAGAAGTTATCTTCGCCAACAAAGAAATGCGTGCCATCCAGATCGCACCACGCATTCCTTCCGATGCACCCGGCATTCCCGCCGATGACCTGAACCCAGTCCCAGACCACAGGCGCGCCGACATATTGCCCAAGATACATCGAGCGATTCTTGTAAGCCACGGCATATTCGCCAAGTTTGCCACCGGCTATGATCTGTCCAGCCGTTGCCACCAACCGCCCACTGGTAGCCTGCGTTGCCGTTGATGGCGTCCAGCTGGTGTCATCATAAGCCGCGCAGCAATGCCATCCATCAGGCTTTTCAGCGCCGTCATTGACGTTGAGCGCCATCACAAAGGCACCGACGGAAAAGACGATTTGCGCTTTTGGCGCAGTGGCAATGTCAGCGAATGCGCCCGTAGTTGACCGCTGGATGGTATCGTGCCGATTGGCCGCCAAGGTCGCATCGCCAAACTGCGTTATTGCCCAGTCCGATTCCACGCCACCCGTATAGTCTCCAACGCGCGTGCGGTCAGTCCATGTTCCGCTGCTAAGTTCGTAAAGCTTTGTCGCCGTTCCAGCAATCAGGCGACGCGTCCCATCCAGCTTTGTGACAACCGATGCCCCCTGGCAGGCCGCAGCCAAGGCAGGAACGCCGGACGGCGTAACGGCAGATGGTGCTCCGGTCATGCCAACAATATTCGGGATAAGATTCTCGCAGTCAGTCAGGATTCCCGGTGTTGTCTTGTCGGCGTCTGGCGCGAATCCGGCAATCTTTATCATCTCGACCTCGCAACTAGCGGGCCGGAATATCGCTGATCGTTACCTTGCAGTTCGTTGACGGCTACTGCGAACCGAGATTCCCATAAAGCAGGATCACTGCCTGAATAAACGGCAGCCTCGATAAGCGATCCAAAAAGGTAGATGCTGTCGGCAGAATCCGATAGCCAGTTGTTTGTTGCTGTCGCCAGTGCAGGGATTTTCTGATACAGCACACCTGTAACGCTACCGCCACCATTAAGCCGCAATGAGGTTCCTTGCCATGCGTAATGCGTTGCCAATGCGTTCGTTGGCATTGCAAGCACAGCCTCAAGTGACTGAATTTTTAGTGGCTGATCTTCGTATCCATCCGGCCACAACGTTTTCACGTCAAGCGTTGTTGATGGAAGCGAAACCAGATTATCTACAATCACCGTGGGAGTCAGCGTGACTTCCATGCTGCGCACTCGCAAATGTCGGTTAATCCGTTCTTCTGCCAATAGGATAAAGTCAGGAATTACCGCTGCAAGATCGTCACGGTTAAGCCATGAAGCTATTTTCGTTTGTAGTTGGGTATAGTTCATTTGAGCAGTTGGTAAAAAGTCATTTTAGCAGTTTGCTAAACGTCACCAAAGCAGGATTTTTCTTCAGAAAAGCTATTGTTCGCTTCTTGTCCAGAGAACCATCCTGTCGCATCATCTTACCAAGTTCTGCCATCGGAATGAACCCAACGTGGCGCATCTCTCCCCATCGTTGCCCCTCAGTTGCTTGCCGTGCATCTGCTGCGGCCTCAATGAATGGCTGCGCGTCGTATTTCTTCTCGATAACAGTCCTGCCATCAAGCTCATGTACACGAGAGCTTATTCCAGTTACCGGGTCATGATCTGTGAATACAACTGTCATAATAGAACCTCTTAGCCTACCTGGATTTACCCCCGGAGTTTCCTCCGGGGATTCCTCAGATTACTTATACAGATTACGCGGTTAGGTTCTTGACAGCCGCTTGAGCAGTTTCAGAAGTCACCACCAAACAGGCTTCAGTCGAGACAAGCTCCTTTTCCGTATGGCCGGTTTTCGCCAAAG